TCTCTCCGAGGAATGAATCGGCAGACGCTGAACGCTCTAACCCAGAAGGAGACAGCGAAGCCCGGTTCGGTCTACTATGGCACTGCCGACGCTGCCAAGGTAGCTAAGCGCCGAGCCAAGAACAAGGTCGCTCGTCGGTCGCGCAGAGTCAACCGAATGAACCGTAGCTGATGACACGCTCATCATGGGACACGGTCTGGGCAGATGTTGCTCGGGCCGTGTCCCGTCGGTCTTCGTGTGAGCGTGCACAAGTCGGGGCCGTCATAGTGAAGGACAGCAGGGTCGTCTCTACAGGCTACAACGGTCCAGCCAGCAGCTATCCGGCAAACACTGCCTTAGGCTGCCGTGGCTGGTGTGCGAGGGCCGCTGGCACGGTGCCCGATGCCACTAGTGATTACGGGTATGGATGTCCGAGCATCCACGCTGAGGCGAACGCGCTGCTGGCAGTGGGCAGGGAGGCCACATCAGGCTCTACCATGTACTGCACTCACGCGCCATGCGCCGATTGTGCTAAGCTCATCTCCGCCTCAGGTGTGGCCCGACTGATTATCCTCACATCCATCGAGCTGCACCGGCCAGATCCTACTCACTACTTGGAGTCATGTGGAATTGAAATAAAACTACTTGCGCTTTGACAATCGTCAGGGCATACTGAAAACACTATCCGCTCAATCGTTCCAAGGAGGAACAATGAACACTCGCAAGTTGATCGCAGGAGCAGTCACAGCACTGCTCGTCGGAGGAGGTCTGGCAGTAGCCACCATCCTTCCAGCCAGTGCTACTGGTAATCATGATTGTGTGCCGTCAGAAGCATGGACAGAGGTGATCACACCGGAGGTTCCGGCTGTCGCAGAAGTACCTGCTGTAGACGCAGTGTACGAGACCATCACCATCAAGGAAGCAGGGTGGCAACGCTACTCGTACAAGGGTAAGTGGAAGAGTGATGATGCTCCCAGCTTCCCTGGAGACAAGTGGCAGGCCAATACAGCCAGTGACCCCCACGGTATCGGAGTTGAAGGTGCCTATTTCCGCAGCAACGGCAACTCGGGACATGGCGACTGGTTCTATCTTGAAGCCACACCAGCTGAGACTGAACAGCGCCTCGTGTCTGAAGCTGTTCCGGCAGTTCCAGGACAGGACGCTATCCCGGCAGTGACTATTGAGCACGAAGCAGTCGTGTGCGAGGAAGAGCCACCTGTGGTTCCTGAGAAGCCTGAACCTGTAGCAGTTGTCACCGCTACGACAGGCGAGTTTGACTGCGACTCAACCACTGTCACGGACACTGTCACGACGACTTTCGTTGGTCATGTACTCGTGGACAATGCATGGGTTGTCAACCCGCTGCCCAGTGACAAGAGCAAGACCGAAGAGGTAGTACGTGATCTCACAACTGAAGAGACTGATTCTCTGGACTGTGCAGTAGTTGTTCCACCTGTGGTTGAACCCCCTGTAGTTGTCCCACCCGTAGTTGAACCTCCGGTAGAGGTGACTCCTCCGGTCAAGGTTGATGAAGTGGTAACTCCTGTGAAGGTTGCTCAGGTAGCATCACCTGTGACTAGTCTCCCTGAGACACCGAGTCTCGCCTACACAGGCAGTAATGACAGTAGTACCCTTATCGGTGGTCTGGTGTCTCTGCTCCTAGGTGTAGCTGCTGTCATCGGTGCTGCTGTGCGACGCCGTATGCAGGTCTAATGTCCTTGCAACTCAGGGACTCCCAGAGAGTCGCGTTGGAACGTCTGGTTGAACCCGGTCGTACCTTCGCGGCTCTCTGGGCTGAGCCACGTTCAGGGAAGACCGCCGTGGCTCTAAAGTGGGTGCAGCACCACAAGCCTATGATCGTAGTTATCGTGGGTCCTAAGGTGGCTGAAGCTGTCTGGAAGACGGAGGCTGCTAAGTGGCTGAAGACTAAGTACAGGTTCTTCCCACTCACTGCCGGTAACGCATACCCAGAGCCTATCAGGTTCAAGGGTGTGACGCTGCTGTTCGTGAACTATGAGCAGTTCGGCAAGGCTCCCTGGAAGCGTCTAGGGCCATACTTGCGCAAGCTGGCTAAGCTGGCTGACGGGAAGGGTATGATGCTGCTGGATGAGTCACACATCATCAAGACCCCTAGCTCAGTGTTTGGGCGTAACATCAGACCCCTTGCTCACTCGTGGCTGTACAGGCTCCTGATGACGGGAACCCCTGTAACGAACCCAGACCAGATTGACGCAATCTACGGTCAGTGGACATTCGCTAACCCTGCCATCAGGGATAAGTGGGCAAGCGCACGTGACTTCCGTGAGCACTTCGGTGAGTGGTCTACGGTCAAGGGCTTCCCAGAACTTATCCGTCCCAGACGGCAGGCTGAACTCAATGAGTACATCCAGTCAGACGTCATCACTATGGTCGGACCCGGAGACCCGGTTCCTGTCCGAAGGGTGCGCTACCCTGTGCCAGCTGATGTCATGAAGATGCACAAGGACATGTTGAAGAAGGGTGTTGTGTACGTGGAAGACAGAACAGTCATAGGTCTGAATCCTCTGACTCGTCTCCTACGTATGCGCACCCTTGTCGGTGGGTGGTTCAAGGACGAGGATGGAGAGTCATTCACAGTCCCTTCAGCGGCTCGTGCTAGACTGTCTGCACTGGGCAAAGTGCTAGACCGCTGTGATGGCAAGGTCATCATCGCATGTACCCACTTGTGGGAAGTGAAGCTAGTACGCAGATATCTGAGAATGAAAGGTATCGGACACCTGCTAATCACCGGGGCCACACCTAACAAGAATGATGTGATTGAGGCGTTCCAGCAAGACCGTGAGATGCGAGTACTACTGGTGCAGCCCCGGACGGTAGCTATGGCGGTGGACATCTCTGTCGCCCAGGACCTCATCTGGTACACCAGCGATTTCAACTACGTCACGTTCAAGCAGGCCAGCGACCGCATCAAGCTCTCTCCAGCCAGTCCGACGGTGTGGTTCTTGTGTGGCCGGGGCACTGTGGACGAGGATGTGTGGACCACCTTGCAAGAGGACCACGAGCATCTCCGCAAGGTCATACGTCGTATCCGCAGAAAGTAATTCCGGCTAGGAGTTGCGCACATCAGCATGAGCATGTAATGTGATACACACACAAGGCATCCCGCCACTTCACATCCCACGAACCAAGGAGTCCAGATAATGGCTACCGCACGCAAGTCCACCAAGTCCACCAAAGCAGTCGCTCCCGTCGAGGCCGACGAGGTCGTAGAGGAAGTAGCCACTGAGCCTTCCGTCAAGCAGGTCATCAACGCTGGTATTGACACCGTCGTTGCCGAGACAGGCGTCGACTCGCAGAAGGCCCGTTACAAGGCCATGCGAGCTATCGCATTCATCGCCTTCCGCACAGCCATCGAGGACGGCACGTTCGACGACCTCGTCGCAGCTGCTATCGCAGACGTCGACGAGCTTCCCACCGGATGGCAGCTCGAGCGTTCTGTCGCCGAAGCCAAGCCAGCGGTCAAGAAAGCTTCTGTCAAGAAGACAGCTGCCAAGGCTGCTCCGGCCGCGAAGCCTGCACGCAAGCGTCCCGCACGCTAACCAATAACAAGAAGCCCCTGTCCTAATCAGATGGGGGTTTCTTGTTAGGAGGGCCAGTACTCCAACAGGCAGCAGCGAGAGAAACGCATCATGCACTCTCGGTACAGGTTCGAGTCCTGTCTGGTCCACTTCCCGACTACCTTCTATTGTCGGGCACTCTGAAGCTACATAGACAGCCAAATAGTCGGCATGGCTCAGAGGACAATTGAATAGCTGTCTCGCAATGTGTAGAGTTCCCGCGCATATCAACCGGGGTGACATGGACAGGCGGTTTGGTCTCCGTGCAGTAAACGACCATCCATCTACTTAGGAGTCCACCCTATGGAACTAATCATCAGTGACGATCTTGCTGAGGTCAAGGCTTACCTAGCCCAGTCCAGAGCACCACTTATCTTTGACATTGAGACCACCGCTCTGACTGTCGGTAAGGGTCAGATCCTCTGTATTGCCTTCGCCCCATACGATCGTGACGACGTCATGGTCTGGTGGCCTAGCAGCCCCGCTGAGATCGCCAAGCTGCGAATCCGTAATGGCGTGGCACACAACTCACCATTTGACAAGAGATGGCTGAACAGCTACGGTGCTGACGTACGCATCACGTGGGACACGATGTTCATGGCACATCTTATTGACGAGAATCATCCAGTGGGTCTGAAGGACCTAGGGCAGCGTCTTCTAGGATACACAGACTGGGCTGACGACAACGTCAAGAACCTCGGCACTGAGTTCGGTCAGAGGTGGGAAGACCGCGTGACCATCTCTCGCAAGGCGTGGGCCATGAGCAAGAAGCGCGTCAGCATCTATGCAGCCAAGGACGGCCACATCACACGGGAGCTTCTAAAGTGGCAACGACGCCATGTGCGCAAGAACCTGAAGCCGCATGAAAACCCGGTAAGGGTCATGCGAGAAGTGATGCTGCCTGCCAGCCCTGCACTCATCCAGATGGAAAACACATGGCTGCCGGTGCGCCTCCCTCTTGTGGAGAAGACGCAAGCCCGAGTGGAAGCCCAGATAGCAGCTATCGAGAACAAGCTGGACGCCACCATCCCAGACATCGAGGAGTGGCCCGACTGGTTGAAGAAGACGAAGCCTAAGTGGGGAAACACTAACTGGACTAAGTGGTGGCTCTACGTCTATCAGGGAGCACTCTGCCCCCGGCGCACCAAGCCGACAAAGACGTGGACCGAAGGCAACCCTGGAATGTCGCAGGAGGACCTCGCCAAGATAGATCATCCAGCTGCACGCCTGCTGTCGCAACGCAGCACACTCTACAAGCAGCTCACCGGCTTTCTCAACCCCATCGTTGAGCGCACTGTGAACGGGCGCATACCAACAAGCTTCAGCCTAACGGGTACCGTTACAGGAAGACTAAGCAGCAGCAGCCCTAGCAAGGAGACACCGGGTCTCAACTCGCAGCAGATACCACGGGACAAGGCTACCCGGAACCTCTTCGGCGAGAAAGGCTTAGCATGGATTGAAGTAGACTTCAGCCAGCTGGAACTCAGGGTAGCTGCTGTGATGGCTAACGAGCCTACGATGATAGACCTGTTCCGCAATGACAAGGACATCCACAGCTACATAGCCGCACGCGTCACGCGGAAGGATGAAGCCGACATCACCAAGGGAGACCGCACACTTGCTAAGGGTGTCAACTTCGGCTTCCTCTATGGCATGATGGCTAAGCACTTCGCCGACTATGTGCGAGAGAGCTACGGAGTCATCATCACTCGTAAGGAGGCTGAGGTCTTCCGTGACGAGTACTTCAACAACTTCTCAGGCTTGCCTGAGTGGTACCGTATGCAGCGCCGTGAGGCGATTGAGTTCGGCGGCGTGCACAATGAGTTCGGCCGGTTCCGTCACCTGCCTAGGGTCTACCATGAAGACTTCTGGGTACAGGAGAACGCATTCCGGCAGGCCATCAACTCTCCTGTGCAGTCAACAGGCAGCGACTTCATGTTGATCAGCCTAGGCAGGCTGGCGACTGACTTGCGTCTCCCTGAGCTGGGAGCTAGGCTGGTGACCACTGTTCATGACTCGGTGTGTCTGACAGCCCCTTACAAGACAGCACGTCGTGTCGGACGTATCGTGAAAGAAACAATGGAGAACGCAGATGACAACCTCACCAAGAAGTACTTCCTCAAAGCGGACGTCACGATCTCACGCTGCTGGGGAGGTGAACCCCTTGCCGAATTCTAGGTTCTACATTCAGAAGAAGCGATCTAGAACTCACCATTCTCTACATTCCTTTTATGGTTCTTGGAAGGCGGGAATCTACTTCAATAATGGACCCCATCACGCAGCACTTATCAGAGTGGGGACCCGGTTCTATAAGATACCACCTAAGTTGATGATCTTATTCAAACCATTCAACCGATACACACACACCGAGAAAGGTGAGAAGTTCGTATGACTCCCCGAATTCTACCCCCGACAGGCAAGAAGCCCGGGAGCAAGTCGTGGCACGGTGCCCGAGGAACATGGCCTACGACTGAAGACGGCAAGCTCGTCATCACGCAGAGCATGGTCACCGGGTTCGTAGCTTGTCCCCGAGAGACTTACTACGGCATCATCCTAGGGCTTCGCCCCCGGCTCCAGAGTAAGCCTCTCACAAGAGGTACATGGGTTCACGCACTGCTAGAAGAGCGTGCTCAGGGTGGCAACTGGAAGAAGCTGCACAAGCAGCTGACAGCTAAGGCTGAAGCCGAGACGTTCGAAGAGGAGACAGCTGGTCTTGCTCTTGAGTGCTATAACATCGTCCTCAGCTATGACTGGGTACATCGTAACGACGTCCTGATACCTATTGCAGTTGAGCTCACGGTAGAGCGACCCATGTTCAAGGGAAAGGTTCTGTACCGGGGCCGCATCGACATCATCTGGATTGATGAGCACGGTGATGTGTGGCTGGGAGATCACAAGACTCACGCCACACTCCCCGACTGGCGATACCGCGAACTGGCTTTCCAGCACTATTCCTACCTTTGGGCTGTAGCTGGATCTCCTGAGTACAAGGCTCTTCGGTACAAGGGCAAGCCCCTTCCGCAGCCTAAGGGATTCATCTACGACTACTGTCGTACAGGTGCTATTCACACTCCCACGCTGACACAGAAAGGCAAGATCAGCAGGGTCGTGAAGCCTTCCGGAACAACGTATCCGGTCTTCAAGCAGTGGCTCATCAAGAACAACATGGCTACCATCATCCGCGGGAAGTTCCTGCTGGCTATTGAAGATGCTGCTGAGCGTGCCTATGTAGAGGAATTCCTGGTAGCGTTACAGCACCGAGACTATTCGACTGAGTTCCGCCGTGACCGGCTGACCTTCAGCCCTGAGCAGTCGGAGAGACAGCGCAAGGCGTTCGTCACTAGTGCTCGTCGCCTGCTACAGTACAAGTGGGACGACCCTGACTGTGTAGAGCGTAATCAGACAGCCTGTTCTGGATACATGTGCAACTACAAGGACTTGACGGTTGCTGACCTGATGCACGGCAACTCTGAAATCGAGCAGCGCACGCGCTACGTCACAACTCGTGACCCGCTTGACTACTACCCTAACCAGACCAAGAAGAAGGGCAAGAAATGATCTACACCATCTACAGCAGGCCGAAGGTCGGCAAGACGACGTTAGCCCTGAAAGGTGCCCCTAAGGGCAAGACAGCTATCCTCAGCGCTGATCAGGGGCTTATCGGCATTGACACTACCGGTGTCACCGTCGAAGAGAACCTGTCTTCCAAGAACCTCAACAAGATCATGTCAGGCGGCAGTGCTTTCATTCGCAGTCATGACCGAATCATCATCGACACGGCCACATCACTTCACGGCGCTATGATGTTCGAGATGAACAAGGGTGGCCCTAGCACACAGCAGCAGTATGGAAACGCGAACGGCGCTCTGTCAGCTATGGTCCGCACCTTGCGCGACGAAAAGAAGAAGGAGATCATCATCCTGGCTCAGGAGAAGCTTATCCTCCCGAACGAGGACTGGGTCAGTGAGGACGTTGATGAAGATACCGGCGTCATGACTACAGTAGACCTGTCCCCCGGTGCAGCCAGCGCTCTCCTTCAGATGTCTGATGTCATTGCTCGCCTGTACATTGCACATGTTGACGGTAAGGTGGCTCGTAGGCTCTGGCTAGGGCCATCTGCCTCCATAGTGGCCGGTGCAAGGAGCAGGGTGTACACTGGCACTCCCCCCTATCTCAGGATGCCTACCATCAGCAAACTGAACACACTTCTCGGCTGGACCCGCTAGTCGAGATCCGTAAGAAATAACAAGAAGGATATATCATGGCAAAGAAGATCAGACTCGACTTCAGCAAGACCGAAGAACGCTCGGGTTGGAACACACGCGCTATCCCCGAAGGACTGCACAAGGCGAAGATCGTCTCAGTACAGGAAACCGAAGCTGGCGACGGAATTGCAATGCTCGTCTACGCACTTGCCCCGGCTGATCCCCGATACAAGTCACGTCTCTTCCCGTTCTACTGCAAACTTCAGCAGAACCAGTACTGGAAGCTTCGTGACCTCGCGGTAGCTGCTGGCATGACCATCCCCAAGAAGGCTGTCAACTTCGATCCTGACGCCCCTGTCGGCAAGACGATCGCCATTGAGGTTGAGGACGAGACAGGCCAGTACGCTGGGCGCAGTCAGGTTCAGGCTACCTATGGTCTGGACATCCTCGACGAGGACGGTGCAGCTGCCGACGATGACGACGAGGAAGAGTACGAAGGCGACGAAGAAGAAGCCGACGAAGAAGAGTACGAAGACGAAGAGGACGAGGAGGATGACGAGGAAGAAGAAGACCTCAGCAGCCTGACTCTCGCCGAACTTCGCAAGCGTGCCAAGGGTCTCGGCATCGATCATGCGGGCGTCAAGAAGAACGACCTCATCGACATGATCCTCGAAGAGGAAGAAGCCGAAGACGAAGACGAAGACGAGCTAGACGACGACGACCTTGAAGATGAGGACCTCGAAGACGAAGACTTCGAAGATGACGAGGACGACGAAGAAGAGGAAGAGCCTGAGCCTGCTCCTCGCCGTCGTGCTGCATCCGCTAAGGCGAAGGCACCTGCTAAGGCTGCCACAGCTAAGCGCACTGTCAAGCGTCGCTAACCGTGGATGAGGCGGAGATCGTGCGCCGTATGCTGGCAGCCCTAAACAAGCTGCCCGAGGTGTACGCTCTCCGCACTCATGGGGGTTCCTTTCAGCAGAAGGGGACCCCCGATATTCTAGGGTGTGCGCACGGTTATTTCTTTGCGATTGAAGCTAAGAAGTCAGCAAGGGAAAAGCCCAGCGAAGCGCAGAAGTACACTCTTCGGAAGTTCCAGCAGGCAGGCGGGATAACGTTCGTCAGCCATGACCCCAAGGTTCAGGAAGTAATAGAGTGGATATCGACCCTATCGACATAGTTCGTAAGGTATGGCTGCATTCCAATGTGGCCGGTAGCGTGTGGATTCCACACATCTACAAGATAGGACAGCCAGACCACGAGAAGTTCCGTGAAGGTGCAGTAGTCAATGCACGCAAGCCAGTCTTCCCCGACATGCGCGATAGTGTCGACTGGTATTGGACGCCTGCTGTAAGCAGCAGTGAGAGCCGTCGTGCTAAGTCATACCCTGCTCAGCGTGCTGTCTGGGTGGACTGTGATGAGTCTTATG